CCGGCCTATTTGATCGACGTGGCAGCGCCCAGAAAAGCTGTCAGGCAAGACGAGGCGGATATACTCGGCTGGGGTTTACCCCGAAAGGGAACCTAGTATGCGGGGTTTAACGACCCTCCCCCTAGTCAGGGGCAGCAAGGAGAAGGCAACAGCGTAAGCCCTTCTCTCTGCTGGCAGAAAGGGTAGTCTTATTGAACAACGAAAGGAAAGGCGATGGAAAACGATAGGAGACGATCATGCTAGACCCCGATATGAGCGCCTCAGAAATCCGGCTGCACATGGGAGAGCTTACCGGCGACGAGGTCCTGATCGTCCGGGCCGCTATCAGCTGGGCGAACAGCGAAGCCCGGCGGGATATCGAGGCGCTGGAGGAAAAGCTGGCGAGCCGTGAAAAACAATCTCCATGGCTTGTTGACAGTCTGGCCCTGTAGGTCTATGTTTGGATCATCAACAGGGAGACGGCCATGACCAGCACCACTGAACAAGCACTCGCCCACGATATCGAGCTTTGCGAGCTTGGCATGGCACTGACCAAAGGCAAGCGCTGGGCAGCATACGCAAAGCATCGCAAGGCTTGCATGGCCGCTATTCGCGAAATGAACGTCTCTGACGGCCTCGACAGGATGACGGCTGACGAGCTTTTGGCCGAACTGCTCGCCTAAACACCAGCACAATGGAGAGGCAGAATGAGCGGATATACGAAGGGGCCCTGGACCACCGGCCCAGCCTTCGTCGTTAAGGCGGTTACGAAGGACGATCTGAGCCGCACCGTTACGAATTGGGTTGCCGAGTGCCCGAAGTCCGGCGTGAAGCCTATTGAAGAGGCTTACGCCAACGCCCGCCTGATCGCCGCCGCGCCGGATATGCACGAGGCGCTGAAAGTCGCAGAGATTGCGAGCGAAGAACTTTGCCAAGGCCAAGACCCCGCTAACGAATGCTGGAACACTCTTCGCATGATCCGCGCAGCCCTTGCCAAAGCTGAGGGCAAATGACCCCGGATCAGTTCCGCGCCGCCCGCAAGAAGCTCGGCCTATCCCGCAGGCAGCTCGCATCCCTGATAGGCGGGACATACGACAATATCGCGAGGTTCGAGCGCGACCGCTCGAAGCCCAGCTCACGTGTCCCAACCGACAAGACGGTCGATCTAATCAAAG